GCGGTGTAATACCGCACCTGTATCGGCTTCGGCGCCCCTTGCATCTTCGCGCCGGGAAACCGGAAGGATGTCGCGGAAGTCTGCTTGGAACCCGCGTTGTACGGCGAATTCACCCGGGTGCGGTCGTTCAGTTTGAAGCCCGCGACGTAGTAGGCGCCGCCGTTTTTGCCAACCAACCGCACGCGCGGAGCCGGGACCGACAGCGTTTCTTTGACCGCACCTTCCACGAAGATCGTGGCGGCTTCCAACCCGCGCCCGGCTGCGGCAGCGGCATCGGCGAGAACCTGGGGGTTCCAGCGGAAGTTACTCACGGCTGTTTCAACTCCGAACGGTCGCGAACTTCGATTCGGCTAAGGCGTCCGATCAAGAGCATGGAAACGGCAACGCCAGTCAAAAGCCACGGATACGGCTTGCCCGGCATTACGTTCCAAACAATCGCACCGACAACAGCCCCGCGACAAAAGACGCCGCTTGGCGAGTCGTACCATTCACAAACGCTTTTGAACACTTTCATTCCAATTGCTCCTCAACACCATTGGCCGCCCGTTCGTTACTCACGACCGGGTTCTCCGAGCTTCTTTTGGCGTCACGCAACTTTCAAGCGAGCGAGCCAGGAGTTCATTGGCGCGAATCTGTTGCTCAAGGAGCGAGGATTCGAGCCGGCCGCTTTCCGATATCAACCGGACATCCATACCCGGCAAGCACACAATCACCGGCGGGCAGTTCGCGCCGATCTCCTTGGCGATGTAACTCTTGATGTTTTCAATGCCGTCATCCGACGGACAATGCATGTTCTTGTCGAAGGTCACGACGATGGCCAACGGCTTTTCGCCATCGCCCAGCGGCTTCGCTTTTGCCGCCCCAAAACCCGCGCCAGCAAGCAGAGTCGGCCAGAACCCAAAGAAGCTACGACGACTCACGATATTTGCTCCTCAACATCCACAACGCACGCCCATTGCGTGTAACCCGGCGCCTTGGGACGCACGCCCCGGAAAAGGTAAGTGTGCGTCGTCCCGGCATCATCCACGAACGTCAGCCGATCGCCAGCGACCGCGGGCAAGGCGTCGGCAAAATACAGCGTGTGCGAAACCGTGGTTTGCTCGCGCATGTATTGCATGCGGGTACTGCCGCTCGCCGGCTGAATGTCGCAAGGCTGATCGCTGTAACCGCTCACGGCTGCGTAGCTCGACACAATGCCGCCCGATGCGTCTTTCGTCGCGGTCTGGCGTTGCAGGGTGGCGTAGGAGCGGCACATGCTTAAGAGGCTCACAACCGCACCCCCTTGTAATCCAAGACCGTCTTGCGGATGCTGCCCATCTCAGGGACCGCGCCCGCGGCGACTTGAGCGCCCAGCGAGTACGAGTACCCGCCCAGGCTCTCCGAGGTCATCGACCCGCCCTTGTCCGCGTTGCGGCGGATGTACGCCGCGATCTGGCAGACACACGAACGAATGTCGTAAGGGATCGTTGGCCAACCCCCGGTGTAGATGACTTTGATGTTGCCGCCGCCGTCAGTGGGTTGCAGCGTCACTTGTCCCGGTGTGTATTTCGCCCGGCCTGGCCAGTTGGTGCCGACTCGCTCAAGGATGCCCGAATAGCTGCACACCGTCGAAGTGCCCGGCAAACAGCCATCGGTGCGAAGACAGTAGTCGGTGCCGTAGGTGAGCTTCGTCGCCGTGGCGAATGAGCCATCCGGGTTTTGGCCGAATCGCCCCGAGGAATCAAGGTAAACTTCCATCCCCGTGGTAATCGCTGGACGTTGGCGCAGCAATATTTGCCGATACCCGCCGCCGCTATAGATACCATTGTCGCCGCGGCCAACATCAGGCGCCGCGGGGTAGGTCGTTTGAATGATGTCGCGGCCCACTTCGTTGATGAAGCCGGCCCAGGCGGCGTCGAGATAGATTTGCAGCCGAGAGTCTTGCGCCGTGTTGGTTGACGCAATCCCGATTGTGTCTTTGAAGTAATCGAGTCCGATGGATGCGGACACAAGTCACCTCGAAAAAAAGAGGGGCGAGGCACAAACTGGTACCCCGCCCCCGCACCAACCGGGGGGGCTTAGATCGGGCACGCCGTCACGCTGAACGTGAACGACGGCGCCGAGGAAGATGCAACAGTCCATTTCACGGCCCACTGATTGCCAATCAGATGCCGGACGGACCCAGCGGAAATCGCGGCGCTTCCCTCAAAAACGGCTTGCGGCTCGGTGGCTGAGAGTTTGGCGTAAAACCGCTTCGCCCCGCCATTGCCGAGAACTTGCGTGAAAGCCACGACATCGACCCAGTTCGTGCCGTCGATGGTCGTTTGGATCGCCACGTCGAGAAGGTCGCCGACAGCGGTTGCCGCCGCCGTAACGTCCAACTCGAACACGATGCCGCCCGCCGTGTCTTTCAGCGTCGCCGGCGATGCCTGACTGTTGCCAGTCGCGGTTTTCGTCGCCGACGCCAAAAGAACGGTCGAGTAGCTCTGTCTGCGTTCCAGGAAATCCGCCACGAGTCACCCCTTAGCGAAGCTGGAAGATGCGGACCGCACCAATGTGCAGGATCGGATCATTGGTGCCGCCGGACTGGCAGACGAACGACGGGACCAGTGCGACCTTCGGAATGTTCGCGGTTGCGTGCGCGGTGCCCACGGCAAGCCCGTTGATGTACTGCTGCACGGTGTCAGCGGAGCCGTCGTAGAAGAAACCCAACTTGATGTAGGTGTCTTCCGCGATGGTCGCCGCGGCTTTCGTCGCTCCGGTTCCGGCTTTCTCGCTGGTGAACAGCAAAACGCCGTCATCGGTCACGCATTGCCAACCGATATGGTTGTCGGATGCGTTCGCGCTGGATGCAAGGATGGCCGTTTCGACATCCGACAATCCAACAAACAACTCGACCTTGTCGAACGTGTCCACGATCTTGAGCGAGAATTCCGCCCAAATGCTTTTGCCAGTTGCCGGGAGGAACACCGACTTGACCCGTTGGAGGTTAGCCCCTTGGGTCGCGGTCGTACTGTTGCTGTCGAGTTCGAGAACGCCCGGTGCAGCGGTCGAGATCGCTCCCGTGCCGGTGGTCGCCTGCGTCAGGACGTAATCGCCGGTCGTGGATGCCGCGTTGTAGCTGACCCACGATTCGTTGAGGTAGTGCCCGATGCTGGGATCGTGCAAATACTCCAACAGCGGGCAGGTCTGCCACAGCGGAGAGTTCGCGTAGTTCGATAGTTCGGGGTCGTAGTGAGACGCCCGCCCAGAACCGTGAGTAAGGCCGCGAGTCGGCATGGGAAAGACTCCTTGAGGGTTCCGGGGTTGTTAGCTGATCGCCGTTGCCGGGATCGGTTGAGCGTTGCGCGGGTTGCCGGCCAGGATCAGGATGCCGCCGAGCACGGCAGCATCGACAACTTCGGTGGCTTTGAGGCGGACGAAGTTGTAGCCAGTGCTGGCAAGGTCGCCGACGCGGACTTCCACCAGATACAACTGGCTGCTGCCGGCGGTCGTCGTGAATCCCGACGTGGTGGCCTTGGTGAGCGCCGAAGGCACGTCGCCGCTGGTCACGGTGCGGTAGAAGAACGGCACGGCCGCTGTCGTGGTGGGCACGACATCGTCGCACGCTTCAACCGTGATCGTGCTGGTTCCGGTGGTTCCGACGCCCTTGTGGACGACGAACAGAATCGATTCGTAGTTGTCGGCCCGCACGACATCGCTGGAAACGGTGCCCGCGAAGGCGTCGGCCACGGCGTCGATGCCTTTGATGGCATGCAGGTTTTGCAGAAGAGTCCGAGTCATGAAAAAACCCCTTAAAAATCTGTGAGTCTTGGTGTTTGGTTGTGGGTCACCAGGGTTAGCTGCGGGTCGCCAGGGTGATAATCGGGCTCTGGGTGGCGCTGCCCTTGTACGGCGTGAGCGGAGCGTTCCACCACGATTCGCCGTCGATGCGGAAGATGGTTCGGTAGGCCATTTGGTCGGAATCGAAGTAGAGGTGCATCGACATTTGCGTGTCGGGCGCACCCTTCGAGATGACCGCGTATTGGCTCAAGTCGGCGAGGATGATGTCGCCTTCCGTGCCGAGCGTCGGGCAGAATTCGATGGGGATGACCGGACGGCCGAAGATGGTGCCGTAGGGGGCTTCGCTGGCGCCGCCGGGCGGAAGATAGACCGGGTAGGCCGTGGTTCCGGTCGGCATCGTCAGCGTGAGCAGTTGCGGCTCGACATCCTGGTTGATGAACCAGGCCGCCGACTTGCGGGACGGAGCCCACATGCGGCTGTACATTTTGACGACGTTCGCGTAAGCGATGGTCGCGGCTTGCTGGTTCGATTCCTTACTGACGGCGACCTTGGCGGGGCTGTTCAGGATGCCGCGCGGCTGGCCGGCGCCCGAGGTGCCGTTGATGATCGCATCGCCGACGCGGAACTCGACTTCTTCCGAGAACTTCTTGGAGAGGTAGGTTCCGAGGGTCTGCGGAGCGTCTTCGAGCAATTCCTGAGTCACGACGCCGAACACCATGAGCTTGCGGAGCGTCAGGGTCAGGCGGCGGAACGTGGGCTTGGTCGCGGTCACGGGCTGGCCTTCGTCCGCCCAATAGGACAGGACGCCACCGGCGCGAGAGCCGTTAACGCGGGACGTTTCGGCGTTGGCCGGGAAGACCATCGTGCGACCCGTCACCGAATATTGATCGGTGCGGGAGAGCAGATCGTTCGAGTAGGCCCGCTCGTAAATCTCGTTGGAGAACGTCGGCGGGATGAGAAAGTTGCCTTCCGAATCGACCGACTCGTTCAGGCCGAGAATGGCCTTGTTCACGGCGCCGCTTAGCGATTTGGTGTATTCGCGGCCCTTGTCGAGTTGTTCGCCAAGGCGAGAGAAGTGTTCGTTTCCGCCACGACCGGCCAAACGCACGGCGTGAGCGTAGTCGCCAAGGGACTTGAACCCGTAGCGGCCTTTTTCTTTGTGGTCGATGGGCTGAGCGGGTTCGCGACCGGCGCGATAGTCGGGTTTGCTGATCGACTTTTCGACGCTGTCCACCTTGGCGGAAAGCGAATCGACCTTCTTGATGAGCTTGTCGGCGAGAGCGGCGACTTCGGACATGTTGTGCCCCTGTTCAGGAAAACAAGGACGGACCTGGAAAAACATCGCTTGATGCCTTCCCAGGTCCGCTTGCTTGCCCTTCGCAGGGTGCTTTTGGTCGCCTTGGGGTCCGTCAGACTGTGACTGTCATTCCGCTTAGCCTGCCATTGTTGGCTAGGGCGTCGCGGGGTTTAAATTATTCCTTCGGGAATGCGTAACTCTTCTCGGTAATCACTCGCGCGGTGCCGATCGGATGCCCATCTTTGACATCCCACTCGACCCGGAAAGTTCCATAAGTCCCCGGCATTGATGATTGGATTTTAGCGTCCGCATGCGCCTTATCCAATACTTGTTCAACTTTCGCTTGCATGCCAACCCCCACTAGCACACCGAGGACAATTTTCGCACGCTGCGGTCAACTTTACCGAGGCACTTTTCCAGGGCCGCGGCGAACCGTTTCTGATCCTTGAGCGACTTCGCCTTGTCGATCTTGTCTTCGTCCATGTCGTCCGTTTCGTCCATCGGAACGTCCATGTCGGGCGTGCCATCCATGGGCGCTTCATCGACGGGAGTCTCGTCAACCGGGGCGTCGGGCATCTCTTCGGGAGGCATGGCGTCGGAGGCCGGGGCCGCCAACTGCTGCTTCATCAGTTCCAGCGCGTGATCGCTGTGGTGTTCCTTGAAGCCGTCGTTGAGCTTCTGCACCATGCTCTCGGCGAACTGTTTGATTTCGGCGAACGTCTGGGCCAGTGCCGGATGCGATTTCATATCGGGCAGGGCTTCAAGCAGCGTTTCAAAATACACGATGGCGCCGACAAGGTCGTTGGCCTGGGTGATGCTGTCGGCGTTGCCGTCATCGGATTCGCCTTCGGCCAATTGCTCGTCGGGCGATTCGGCGGCTTCCTCTTCCGGGATTTCGATGGCTTCGTCTTCGGCGGGGGCGTCTTCCGAGTCTTCGGTGTCTTCGACATCGTCTTCGGATGCGTCAATCGGCAGTTCGTCGCTGTCGTCGTATTCGTCCTCGTCTTCCGCCTTGAACGCCTTGCCCAGCAACGCGACAACGCCCTTGCCGAGATCCTTGCGTGAGCCGGGCTGCAACTTGATCGACTTCCGCGCGAAGACAAGCGAACCAGGAAGTTCGGAGCAATCGCCGAAATCCTGGTAGCCCTTGACGGCAAGGAACTTTTCCGCCTGCGACGGCGTGTAGATGTCCGTGTCGAACTCGATTGCGCCGACTTTGAGTTTGTTGCTCATCGATTTTCTCTCCAAAGTCGCGCCGTGAACAACAGGCGCCGGCTTGATAGCTAGTGATTCAAGGTGCCGCTTCAACGACAGAGATTTGACGATACCGCGAGACAAACTGCGCCGCAATGCGTCTTGGTTGACGGGCTGGCACGTCTGCGAAAGTTCAGTTAAGCGGATCTTGGTGTACGTGTAGCCTTCGTTTTTGGAGTATCCGCGGCGGTCCATTTCAATCGGCAAGAATCCTGGTGATGCCCCGATGAAGACGCCGGCCTTGGTAAGCCGGTAGACCTCTTCCGAGAGACGCACCCCGCGAAGTGACAATCGGTTGTAGAAGTTCTTGGCGACGATCCGGTTCGGCTCAACCCGTAGATGAACGGCCCCGGCGCGGTCGCGGCAAGTGCCGATCGGTTGCAACGGGTCGTGTTCCAGGAGCCACACGGGGTTGGAAATGTAATCGCGCAGAAAGTCATTGACCGCGTCGGTCTTGATGATGTCGCCTTCGCGGTCCACGTCGTCTGTGATGACGACGAATTCAATCGACATTTCCGTATCGTTCGCTGATTCCTCGATCATGCGAGCGTGCGGGTCGGTGTAGGCGAACGTCTCGGCGCCGGGAACAGGGACGGCGAGGCACGCCGACGAAGAGAAATCTTTCGCCTTGCGTGCCCGTAAGTCCTTGAGAGTGGCCTTCATCCTGTCGATGTTACGCAAGGGAAATGCGATGTGTCAATGGGGGTTGGCCATCCTTAGACCTCAAATAATTTGCGGCGTGGTACGTGATATCCGTAAACGGTTCCAGAATCGCCAATGTACAAAAAGAATGGCTGCTCGTCCTTGGCGTCTACCATGTCCCAATACGGTTTTACCGCATCTGAATAAAATTTCAGTGCTTCTAGATCAATCTGGTCAATTGAAAATCCGCTTGATATAGAAGGTGGCATAATTGGAGTGGGAACGACTTCAAAATCAATCGCAAATCGGTCGCCAATTTTCTGGCGAAAGTGGTTGCGAGCCACCTCAATTGGCAGTTCTCGCGAAATTCGGTATCCGTGAATTGGCAGGATGCCGCGGCGGTTTACGGCTATGAGAGCAGGCTGTCGTCTCAAGTTCCTTGACGTATCGAACTCGTCAACTTGCGGGGCTTCTTGCGAATTTGGCGTACCAATCATAACCGACTCCGTTTGAACGACTATTTCACCCAAACACCATCCCACCATGCCCCGTACTGGAACTTGGCGGCCCATACGCCATCACGTTAAGCCGCGCAATCGAACTGTCGGTGACGGCATCCGGGCTGACCACGGAAACCATGGCACAAAAACAGTGGGGGTGCGCTGCCGGGTGATACACGAACTGGTACGGCCCCGGCTTCGGATGCTTGTAAAACGGCTCCCCGATCTTCACCACTTTGCCGTTCAGCGGCAGACAAATTTCCTTGCAAGCATCCGAAGACGCCAACCACCGCAGCCCCGTCACGACATTCGACTTCCTCGCCGCAAACATCTGTCCCCCATGAAACGCATTAGACGCCTCCGTTTGAGCGATCCGCGCCGCCTTGTACGGGTCCGCGAAGATTTGGAAGAACCTCGCGTTGAGTTCCCGCGTCGTCTCCCCCGTCGAGATGCCTTGCCGTAGCTGCTCGCGTGCCGCCTGGACCGCCTTGCGGGCTTCCAGTTCCGCCGTCGCGAATGTGGTGCGAGCCAGAGCGAACGCTGCGCGGCGGATCTCTTCAAGAACCTCGAACCGCAACAGGTCGAATGAGAAATCGATGCTGGCGAACCGCGATGGGAAGTTCTTGCGGACCAGGCTGCGGAGGGATTTGGCCCTGGGCGTGCGGCTGATCGTGTGCAGGAGTTCTTGCGCCTGCGTCCGCATCCCCTCTTCGTGGTACGCCAGAAGGTCGCCGTAAGCGACCTGTTGGAACTGAGCCAGCCACGGGGCGAGGGAGATGTTGCGACCGTCGGCGGTTTGCTGGGCGGCGCCTTTCATCGCGTCCACGAGAATGGGGTGGATGGCGCGGCGGAAGAAGTGGCCGCTTGGGATCTTGCGGTTATGGGCCGGGTCGGTGATGTACTTGGCGTTGGGGTGATGCATGCGGCAGATTATACCGCATCACCATCCAGTTCCGCGAGAGATTTACCGAGCGCCGTCATCAACTTCTGCACGGTTTCAAAAGACGGCTGCCGCTGGCCGGATTCGATCATGTTCAAGGCTTGGCGCGAGATGCCCGCCGCCTGGGCGAGTTCGGTTGCCGTGCGACCGGACTGCTCGCGAAGGCGGCGGATGGTTTGGGAGGGGGTCATTTCAACTTCCCCCGGATGGATGGATTCGATGCCATCTCTCGGTGCAAATTGTAGTCGCTTCGGTATTGCGTCGGGTCAATCCCGTACTGTTTTGCCAATGCCGCTTTTTCGCCAATGGGCATCGCGATCAGCTTAGCTTGCAACTCTCGGTCTTCCTTTTCCTTCGCCTGCTTAGCAGTCAACTTTCGCGGTTGCGGATTGTTTAGCTTCTCAGTAATTTTGCGATTCGCTATTGCCTGCGGCGATTCGTATTCAGGCGGCGTCGTGGTCGCGATTGCAGACATCGCCGCTTGACGGTCAACTCCATAGTGGCTCATCACGTCCCGAACGGCTTCATCCTCGGTCTTCGTGCCGTTGTCAATCTCGTCAAGGATCGCGTTAAACGTGTTCATCTTCCCACCCCCATCCGGTTTCGTTTCCGCCACTGGGGATATCTTACCCTCTCCCTTCGCGTTGTCAACGCCTGTTGTCGGGATTTTATCCTTTTTCGCGAACGGCGTATGAATCGGGGTTGGCTTGGGGGCCGGTTGCTTTGCGTTGCGCGTTGGCGACTGCTTGGCTAGGTCGTCTGCGACCCTTTGATTGAATTTACTGCGAGCGCCATTAGCCTCGTCGTTTTTCGCTTGCTCCGCTGCGGCAAATTCCTCATCGGTTACGCTATCTGTATTTTGCAACCGCCGGTAATGGTCGTATGCCGATTCGTTGGCTTGGCGAGCGTTATCATTCTTCGGCGCCTTATTCTTCTCCCGCTCCCCCTTCGCCCACTCCGCGTAGGACGGGGTTTTGGGGGCGTCGCCCTTCGGAACCGCTTTCGGGTCCACCGTGAAATAGTGCGCATCGGCATCGCTACCGCCCGCAAACGGGTCTGGCTTGCGTGCCGGGTGATACGTCTCGGACAACTTCCGTTTGTCGGCGTCGTTCTCGTATCCGGCGCCGCCTACCAGATCAGCACGAGACAATTCAACCTCGCCGGTCTGCAACATTTTGCCGAGACGCTTCTTGAAGTCATCACGCGACGGGTTGCCGATCTTGTCTTTAACGGCGTCATAGAGATCGGAGATAAACACCTTGTGCCGTTCGCCTGGGCCGATATCGCCAACCGCGCGGCCCGCCATGTCCTTGAGCTTCAACGCTTCATCGGTCAGCAGTTTGGCGAAGCCGGGCGAGTCCATCGTCATCGCCTTGCCGCTTTCGCTTCGCCCCTTACCCAACCGCTCAGCCAGCTTCGCGACGAGTTTATCCCGCGTCTCCCCCGACGCCGACAGGTTGTATTCCTTCTTGAGATCGTGCAACTGCTTCACGGTCAAAATGTTCAGATGCTCAACCAGCGTCTTCGCCGTCTCCGCGGTCTTCGGCTTGGACAGAGCGGTTTTGATCGCGGATTTCGCCGCGGCGTGAGCCTCAGACGAACCCTTGGGGATAAACCGACCATTTGGGCCGCGCGGATGCTTGACGTGGTCCCAGGCTTTGAGGACCATGCCGAACGCATCGAGCGACTTTTCCACGCCCAGCATGGCCAACGCCCGGTCCTGGTAGATGCCGCCGATGATCTCCGCGATCGCTTCGAGTTTTTCTCGGTCGTCATTGTTCGTCTCGGCTGGGGCCGGAATTGGAGCTGCAGGTTTGTCGAGCGAGATCCGGCGGCCGTTCAAATAATGCCTAACGTGGCCGGCGGAACCGACGCGCGAGGTTAAGGCTTTGCGGTAGAGGGGAGTGTGAAGGACACTCTTCGACGCCCCCTTTGGCTTTTTCGTCCCGCCGTCATCCACGCGGAACGCCGTACCAATACGGGACACGACGCCATCCATCACCGTCTGCGCGATCTTGTCCCGGCTCCAACTTGGCGGCGCGTCAAGGTTGAGGGCCTGCTTGAGCGCCTGACGAAGTTCCGGCGCCTTCATCTGCTTGACCATGTCCCTGGCCCGCGATTGAATCTCTTCGGCCTTCGCCAGATTCTTGGCGGGGGCGTCTCCACGCAGCGATGCGCGAATGTCGTTGGTCTGGTTGATTTCTTTGATAAGACCATCGACTTCGCTGTAGAGGCTGGAAAAATCCTTGGCGGACGCGGCTTGTGCTGCTGCGGGCTTCGCAGGCTTTGCCAAGGGCGTCGGAATACGCGGCTCCACGGTCGCTGGCTTCGCTTCCGGCTTCGCCTCTGCCGGCATCTCGCCCCCACCCAGCAGTTCCCCCATCACGTCATCCAGCACGTCCTTCTCGCCATCCCCGGCGTCTTCCTTCGACCGAAAATGCTCCGCGATGTTCTTGACGATATCCGCCTTGAGCTTCGTCGGCGCCTTCAAGCCCTGCTCTTGCCGGATCTGCTTCAACTGCGGTACCGTCAGCGTGCCAAGGTGCGTTAGCAACTCGTCATGGCTCTCAGGCGTCATCTTCGCGCCCAGGATGCGTTCGATGTTGCCCTTGGCTTCCAACTGCTTCGCGAGCCGCGGATTCGTCTTAGGCGCGGCAGGCTTCGCGGCCTGGCCTTCCGGCTGCTGCTTCGCGCCCGGTTTCTTCGGCGCCGCCCCGGTCGCGTTCGGGTTGGCGATGCGTGTGGTCTTGCCGCCGTCGTTCTTGTACCATCGCCCGTTCGATTCCCATGTCTGCCCGGCGCGGGGGTTGGCACGCGGGGGCTTGGCGCCGCTTGGCGCAGCGGCTTTCGTGACGAGCGATTTGGTTTGGCCGTCCGTTTGGCCGTGCTTCGCCATCCAACCGCCGACGATGTCGGCCATGATCGATTCGGGGTCGTCGTCGGCGTGCTGGTACTCGTCGCTCTGGGGCTTGAGGGCTGAGGCAGGTATGGATTTGCGGTAAAGGGGGGAGTGTTGCAGTGTCTTTGTGACGATGCCTTTCAAACTGCGTTCTTCCCACGTCCAACCGCCATCTTCGGCTTCGACGATCTTGTACGGGCAGTTGTTCTCTTCGGCGTCGCGGTTAAACTCCTCGACGCGATCCTTCTCGTCATCTGGGTCGCTGCCGTCAAAATCGTTAACCAAGTCGCTTGCTTCCTCTTCGTGGGCCGACAGGTCGCTTTCCCATTCCTCATCCTGATATTCCTCTTGCTCGCGACCAATTCGCGCGATCTCGTCCGTCATGTATTTGGCTTCTTCGCGGATACTCTCGGCGTAGGTCTCCGCTTCCTCGTAATCGTCCTCGCTGCGGTCGCCCTCGTCGATGTGGCGAGCCTGGTCGATGTAGTCGAACCCTTCCATTGTCTTGGCTGTGAGGTCATCGAACAACTTGCCGATTTCCTTCTTGATCTCGCCGGCACGCTTGGGAAGGCGCTGCGACATCCATTCAATCACTTCACCCTTGGCGAGCTCCAAATGCTGGGTGAATTCGGATTGGGCCTCGTCCAGTTTGTCCGCAGCCGCATCGCGATCGCTGCCGTCCGCATCCTCCACGAGATCCGCGAATTGCTCCGCGATGTTGGTCGTATATTCGCCGTAATGCTTCGCCACGTTGGCCATCTGCGGCATTTGCCGATGCACCATGCCGACATTGTTCTCCATGTCGTGCGGGCGCTTGTCTTTTGGATCAATTTGGAGCGCAAACAGTTCGCCGGCCTTACTGCGGATCACGCCGGGGCGTTGGTCCGTGAAGATATGCTCGTCGGGAATGTGCTCGACGCCTTTCGCCGTGTCGTGAATCTTGAGCGGTTTGCCGTCCTCGAATCGAATATGCCGACCTTCGCCACGGTCTACCATGCCGTGCTGGGCAGGGGCTTCGGCTTTCTTCGCTTCCGCCGCCGGCTGTGGGGGCTTTTCGGCCGCTTTAGGCGCATCCTTTGGCGCCAACAACGCCCGAACTTGATCCAATGCCGCCACCTTCGCCGGATCGCTGGCGACCTTTGCCTTCATCGCATCAAGCTGAGCAATGGCCTGATCGCCGAACTTCGCCTTCAACTGCTCGGCATAGCCTTTCACCTTTGCGGATGGGTCGGGCTGCTGTGCCGCGCCGCCCCCATCGCCGCCGGGATTTGCGTCTTGATACCGCTTCTCGCCCGTTTTGCCGTTAAGCCAAAACGTCCCACCGTGCGGCCCCTGCTGCCGCGCCCAGTCCTGCGAAGACTTCCGCCGAAGCAACTGCGAATTCAACAACCGGTTAATGAACCCCATTCCGCACCGCCTTCCGCGTGTGTCCATTGATCCGAGACTTCGCCACCGGCTGCCCAAACGCATCCAGTTCGCCCTGCGGCTCTTCCGTCGCCCCGTCGCCGCCACCTTGCCCCAACATTTGCCCAACCATGCCGCCGAGGTCAGTTTGATCGCCGCCCGGCTGCCCCGGCATGCCGCCCATCATGCTCTGTTGCATGTTCGCCATCGGGTCTTCACCCGTTGCCCAGCCAAGCGGCTGCGTAGCCATCTGCGAGCCAACCGGGTCATCGCCACCGTGTTCCCACGGGGACATGCCTTCCGCCTCGCGCCATTCGTTGGGCGTAACGGCTTGGTTGCGGTACATGGTCTCGTACTTCTTCATCCGCATCTCAGGGTCGTTCGGCGTCGGGTCTGGCCAGTAAACGACGAGGTTTTCGTCCCAACGGTTGGCAAGTTTTTCAGTGAGAACCTGCCCGAGGAACATCAGTTTGGGTCGGATGCACGAGCCAAAGAAGTTGAACCGCGACGCCTCCGCGTTGGCGTAAGTGGACTGCTCGACAAGGCCGACAATCGATTGCGGAACGCGATGCGATGACAGCAGGTTGCCCCGCATCTGGTCCGCGCTGTTGGCGTAATCCATCTCGACCGAAGACCGAGTCAGGGGCACGATCTTCATGCCGGGGGCTAAGATCGCCGGCACGCCCGTATTCCGCACGCCCTGGTACTTCTGCGAGAAGTCGATGCGGACGCGGTCCATCTCTTCCAGGGTTGGCGCGGCCATTTCCTTGTCGAGTTCGAGGGCTACGCCAGGGAACGCCGCATTCGCGAACACCTGCACACGCGAACGGTCGATGTTGTTGGAAACGTCGATCCAATCGCTGATCGCAGCCACGGGGGCGTAGCCGTCCACGATGGAATAGGGCGACGGATACGCGATCTTGATGATCTGCTCAGCGCGGATTCGCTCGACGCCACCGCCTCCGGGGAACCAGCCGGCCCCGAATTGCGCGAGGTCGTTTGTTGCCGCCCCCATGACCGGGCGAATCTCGTACGAGCCCACAAGCGAATCTTCGCCTGGTTGCTCCCAAACCCAATGCGACGGGATCACCCAAAGCTGCGACGGGCGCCCGGTCTTGTTCGGCGGGCACCAAATATAGGCGGCTCCGGTCAGTTCCAGGAACATCGTCACCTTGTACCAAAAACTCCACGAGACATCCGGACCGTTCGGGTTGGCGAGAAGGCGTACCAACGAGTGATCTTTGCCGACTGGCTTAAGTTCGTCGCTGTCTTGGAGATTTGCCAGCGCCTTGCGCCGCATCGACTTGGATACGTAGGACTTGGCGAACGACGAGCGGATACGCTCGCGGTCTTGATGGCCCTTTGCGGCGCTCAGGGACTTGCGGTACTTGTCGTGGACCTCGCGCCCGTCCTCCTTCGTGCAGACGGATGGGGCAAAGCCGGCGATCTCTTCGCAGATGGCTTTGATCGCGACGTAATTCCAGCCCTTGAAGTGGTTGATGTACTCGCTGCGCGCCATCGTGTTGGTCAGCGAGATCGCGGACGAGTGGAACCACGACGGCATCACGTCGATGATGCGGTCGCGGCGCGATGGCGGGCCGGATTTGATGATCCGGCTGATGCTGCCGATGCCGTTGAGGATCGATCCGGTGAGGCTCATTGACTCGCTCCAAGCCCCCCGGCCGGATTGAGTCTGTGGCGTGTTACCGCTCTAGACGTTCATGTTTCCAATGCGCCAAAATGCCCGGTGCGTAGGTCCGTTGCTCGACAAGGCCCACAATCGACGGGCGGCAAGACGGTGCCGTGGTGTTGACGTAGGTCATCGTCGCAACAGGCTGCACAGGAATGATTCTCATGTAGCCGTGCTCGCCGACCGGCAGCGTCACCGGAAGCCCCGCGTCCCGAATCCCCTGGTACTTGCTGGCGAACTCGGCGCGAAGCTTCTCCATCGCTTCTGGCCCTATTTCGGCCATGTCTTTGTCGAGTTCCATGATGATGCCTGGATACGCGCCGCTGACGAATGCTCTCACGCTCATTCGCGCGACTTCGCTCGTGACATCGATCCATTGAGCCATGGGGATATACTGGCTAACGGTCTTCGCTTCACTCATAACGCCCCCTTCATCCAAAACAGCCGCGGCACGCCGATCTCTTGCCGCTGCTTGCTTAGATCAATCGCGCCACGAAGCAACCGCGAATGTTCGGCCATGCCTGCTTCCAGATCTTCAAGGGTGCAGTCGCCCTTGTACCAGCGGCAGTTCGCGCATACGGCGTCGCCAGGGCGCAGGAGCGTGTAGCCGCATGAGCAAAATCGAATCTCGCCGGGTGCGATCCAGTCAAAGCCGATATCGCTCACAACGCCCTCCCCCAAGCCCACCGCACGCACAGAATCACCACCGCCACCGGCACGCCCACGACCGCCCCAGCCAGCGCCAGAGGCGCCACAAAGCACGCCCCCGCAGCCAGGCCAGCGACGAGGCTGGATGCCTTCAAAATATCCCATGTTACGGCGAGAATTCGCATGCCAGACCTTACCAGTTTGAGGGGGGAGAGGGCAATTTGTGTTGCTAGTAGACCCAGAATTTGAGCTTGCGGACCAGGGCGAGATGGTTAAACGCCCCGCTTGTGGCGTCAACTTGATCGTCTCTTGCCCCGTCAGCGCCGGTAAACGTGCAAACCTCATCGAGATAGTCCCGATTCCACGGCCCACGAACGAGACGGACATTCCCCGCGCCGGCCTGACTGGCAAACGGCCGGGCGCGTTCGGCCTTCTTGCCGGTTGCCAGGGTCGCCGTCACATCGAACCCGGCAAGGTCTTTGATGCTGATCTCAGCGGACTGCTTGCCACCTGAGCCGGGCTCCTGCTCGATGTGGACCGAGTAATTCCGCCCGTATCGGTCCTTGTCCATCGTCGCCGTCTGCTTAATGATCTTGTCGCGTTCCGTGGCAGCCCATTGCCCCTTGATGACATCGACCACGTACCAGATGCTTTCTTTGTCCTTGCACATCAGCACGCCCGCCGACGGATCGCCACCGCCCGCCGTTCCGCCCTTGTCCCACCCGCGGCAGTAAGCCGCATCGGCTGGCGCCTCGTCCACGATCGGAAACCATTCCCGCTTGAACATGCCGCCTTCGTAGGCTTCCCAATCGCCCTTGAGCATCTGGGCGCGTGTGACGGGGTCCAGGTTGTTCAGCGAGACCGTGTATTCCGCCTCGTTCATCGCGTAATTGTCCGCGATCTTGCTCGGCACAAAGACGCCTGGCACATGGGCAGGGCATCGCTCCGAACCGATGAACCGATCCTTAACCCAATCGTGCCCGATGCCGCCGGGGTTGCTTGCTCCACGCATTCGGAGCGGGACGTGAATGTTTTTGGTGCGACGAAGGCGAGAGAACAGGAAGAGGTACTGCGTCTCAGTGAAGTTGGTCAACTCGTCGAAGCCGATGAACTGGAATTCCGGCCCGCGATAGCGGTACTTGTCATTCTCCGATTCGAGGTAGCCGAAGTTGATGGTTGCCCCGCTCGGAAACGTCCATTGCTTGTTCTGCGCGGACCAATGGGCGTCCGTGCCGTGGAGCCATTCCGCCGCTCGGTCCATCAACGCACCTGGAAGCGAAAGGTCGGCGTAGGTCTGGCGAAAGAGGATCGCAGCGTAGCCGGGAATGTCCACGTACTGCAAAGCCGCCATCAATAACGCCTCGCTCTTGCCACCACCAGCGGCCCCGCCGAAGAAGGCTTCAAGGCAGTCCAGCGCCAGGAACTTCGATTGCTGGGGGAACGGCTGCTTCCCGAAGTATTTCGTCTGCCGGGGCGCCATCAACCGCAGAAATCGCTCTTGTTCGTGCGGCTTCAAGTAGGGCCATAGCTTGCTCAAATCGCTCGGCGTTGGAAGTTGGATCGGCATTGATCTGGACTGCCGTGTTCGTGGTGTTGATGTTGTTGATGGTCACACCGCCGCCGCCCTTCTTGGCCGCCCGCCGCGCATCCCGCGCCGCCTCACGCCGCTGGTTGATCGTATCCGCCGCCAAGATCGCCTTCGCTGCGCTGACCGCGTCCCTTGCCTCTGCGCTGGCCGTGATCTTGAATAGGCGCTCGATCAGTTCGGCCCGCTTCTCCGCGGAAATTGGCCAGCCCAGCCGGGCCGCGCGGGAGATCATCTTGCAGTCTTCCATGACTGCGAATTCGGACTGGAATAGGTTGTCGGTCGGTTCTATCATAGCAAAACTTCGCCGGCCGGAACGGGAGTCGAACCCGCACGGCCATTACGCCTTTCCCTGCGTTACCAGGGTATGTGTCTCCCAATTCCACCACCCGACCAGCGAAGTTCTTCAAAATACAAGCACGGCGACGGATGATTGACAAGGTAACTGCCGCACACGAATCCGCCGCGGCAATCAGACGCCATCGTGCCGCCGCAATGCTTAAATAGACGCGGCTTGCCGTGATCGTCTTTAAGCAACGTCAACGTCATCCGCCCCTGGCATTTCGGGCATTGGCGGTGGGGCTTGCGCTTCAATTTCTTCTGCAACTTACGCCGCAAGGTTGCGTACTGCATGGCCCGCCCCCCGTACCCCCGTGAAACCAGGATCATTGTTAGTATTACTTTTGTTCATGTTGCTGGCAATTGGGGTTGCTGGGCTGATCGAGCGCCGGCAGCGGTAGCGTTAGCAGCGGCGAAAACGAGATCGACATGCCACCAAGACGCACGTCACTCATGCGATCTTTGGCAAGCTCCTGAAGTTCCTTGGATAATACCGCGAATGCTTCGTTACCGCTCACGTCGCTGACATAAGCCGACTCGATTTCAAGCAGCCTTGAGAATGCCGCCATGGCTCCCAATGGCAGGCCGTGAA